GAGTAAATCATGAACAAGCCAGAATTACTCGACTACATGGAATCTAAGACGGCGTGCAGCCCTGCCATGGACTGGGTGAAAGACACAGAAGGCACGCCTCAGGAACTATGGGTCGCCCTGTGCTCCCCAGACGGCGGCGGCTACGGCTACGGCTACGACTACGGCAGCGGCTACGGCTACGGCTACGGCGACGGCTACGGCAGAGGCGACGGCTACGGCTCCAGGTTCAAGATCGAATTCAGCGGCCAGTACGTGACCATAGGGTGCGAAACCATGCCGGCCGCCGAGTGGTTAAGCGGGGCCGGACTTGAACTAGCGAAGGCCGAGGGGCTCTCAGGTCTCGAGATAGAAATCTACAGGGCAATTATTACGAAGGCGAGTAAATCATGAACAAGCCAGAATTACTCGACTACATGGAATCTAAGACGGCGTGCAGCCCTGCCATGGACTGGGTGAAAGACACAGAAGGCACGCCTCAGGAACTATGGGATCAATGTTCGAAAGCCGACTGGTTGCTATGGCTAGCCGAAGAGGCAGGGGTAGAGCGTACGATCCTAGTACACTGTGCAAGTGATTGTGCAGAAAGGGCTTTACGCTTTGTACCGGAAGAGGAAGATCGTCCTAGATTGGCGATAGAGGCAGCCAGGGCTTGGGCCAATGAACCTACGGAGGGAAATCGACTGGCTGCGCAGGCTGCTGGGGATGCTGCTGGGGATGCTGGGGCTGCTTTGCGGGCTGCTGCGCGGGCTGCGTGGGCTGCGTGGGATGCTGCGGATGCTGCGTATGCTGCGGATGCTGCGTGGGCTGCGTGGGCTGCTGCTGCGTGGGCTGCTGAGTGGGCTGCGGAGAATCTTGAACTATGCAAGCTTGTACGTAAAAGGGTTACCTGGGACATGGTAGCGGCTGCGATAAAAACCCAGAAAGGGACTTACGGAAAATGAACAAGCCAGAATTACTCGACTACATGGAACCCACAAGAGAGACACCATGAAGGACGTACTACTCGTAGACCTGTCGTCAATATTCCACCGTCACTGGCACGTGTCCAAGGACGAGCCCGTCAGTAGCGCCGCCAGCGGCACCTTGAAGGAGGTGCTCTCGTTGGTCTCCGAGTACGACCACGTAGGTATCTGCGGCGACTGGGGGCCGTATGACCGCAAGGAGATGTTCCCGGCGTACAAGCAACATCGTGATAAACCCGAGGCAGCCCTGATTGACCAGCTGAGGAAGACGCAGGAGAAACTCAAGGCGGAGGGGTTCACACTGTTGGCTAAAAAAGGGAAGGAGGCTGACGATATTATCGCGACTATAGCCAATCAGCTGCAGGGCGAGTGCCGAGTCACCATAGCGTCTGGAGACAAGGACCTGATGCAGCTGATTGGCCCTAACGTGATAATGAGGAACAAGGGCGAACTGATTGATGTGGCCGTAGTCGAAGAGCGCTTCGGGGTATTGCCATCGCAGATGCTGGACTACCTCAGCCTTATGGGCGATTCGATCGATAATGTGCCCGGCGTGAAGGGCGTGGCCAAGAAGCACTCCCGTGAGCTGATTAGCAAGTACTCCGACATCGAAGGCGTGTTTCGCGCAGTAAAGGAGTGCCCCGAGGACTTCTTTCTCCAGACGGGTAAGCCGAGCAAGGTATTCGAGAACCTCGTAGCAGGGGAAGAGGCAGCGCGCATGGCGAAGGCGCTCATCTCGCTCCAGACTGAAGTAGACATCGATTACTCAAGTATCTTCGAGCCCAGAATGCCGGTGCCGATAGAGACTGGCGAAGGCATGAACCAGGACGCGAGGCTGGGCACGGCCGCGAGCGACGCCCCCCTTGTCGAAGCCGAAGTGGTGGAGCAGTCAGAGGCTGTAGTAGTGAGGCCCTCCAGGGTCGTGGATGTCGAGTACCGGAGGCAGCTTGAGCCGACATCAATGGCCGATGGCTCCAATAACGCGTGGGCGTTGGCCAATACGATATACGAGTCAAGGGTGTTTGCCGCGTGGCCGAATCCAGGCGCCATCATCGCTGTACTCCTCAAGGGGCGGTGTATGGGGCTCGACAGCATCACCAGCATGCAGTCCTTCGACTGCCTCGACATCAAGGGGCGGCTAACAATCGCGCCCAAGGCCGTGACGCTGGCAGCAATAGTGAAGAGCTCGGAGCTATGCGAGTACTGGCAAGTGGTCGAGACCACTGAGTCCAAGTGTGTAATCGAAACGAAGCACGTCAAGGACAAGAAGCCGACCCTGTTTACTTATACACTCAAACAAGCCGAGCGTGCCGGTCTTACGGGAAAGGCGCAATGGAAAATGCGTCCAGACACTATGCTGCGCCACCGCTGCGCCTCAGAGTGTGCAAGGATGGTCTACCCCGAGCTGGTCATGGGAATCCACACATCCGAAGAGATGAGGGACGCTGAGTCATGAGCAAGAAAACACCGCGACAATAATCCCGCTGAGCACCGAGGTCCCTGAACTGCGCCACCGGTGCGCGGCGGAGCTGGCGAGAATGGACTACGCGGACGTAATCCTTGGGCTTCATTCGGCCGAGGAAATGGGCGACTAACACAACAACACATGGGAGAAGCTATGAATATTGATGATTTGACAATAGGCGAAGCACGGAAGCTGATCGAGATGTTCGGCAGTCCCGGATCTGCTGGTTATGATAACGGGATGATCGGGGAGTACGTGATTGTCAGATGCCGTGATGCCGGTGTCCACGCGGGAGTACTGGTGTCACACCACGGCCGAGAGTGCGTCCTCAAAGACTCTCGGCGGCTGTGGTACTGGAAGCCCGCGGCCGGGAAGAAATGCCTATCTGGCGTCGCCGTCGCAGGGCTTGACGCTAAGTCCAAGGTCGGAGCAGTGGTAAGCCGCCAACACCTGACGGAGAACTGCGAGATTAATCTGTGCTCGGCCGCCGCGACGGCTACGGTAGCGGCAGCGGCTACGGTAGCGGCTGCGGCAGCGGCTACGGCGACGGCGACGGCAGCGGCTACGGCGACGGTTAACACAAGAGAGGACGCAATAAATGTCATGGCCTAATTTAGAACTGCATCATGGGCACAGGACACCCGTGACAGGGTGCAAGGCTTGTTACTGGGCAGGAAAGGAGGGCTGGGTCTGCGCTTGCGGGTGCGTAAACATCAAACATGATGTTCCCGCTGAAGATCTGGTAAAGGATGCTGCCTGCAGGAATTGCGGCAACACCATTGCCGAGACCAGGCGGGCATGCAGGTGCGGGCATGCGAGGAACAAGCATAACGAAATGAGCGGCAAGTGCACCGGCAAGGATTGCAAGTGCGGTGAATTCGAGCATAAATCAATACCGAAAGCAAAAGGAGCGGTTCGCCTATGAAGATGGATGAGTATCAAAGCCTGGCTGCGAGGACAGCGACAGCAAGCGGGGCGGTGGAGTTCGACACTGTAATCCTAGCCCTGGGGGTGGCGGGCGAGGCGGGTGAGGTGGCGGACATAGTGAAGAAAGCGTACGGCCATGGGCACGGCCTGGACGTGAACGATCTAGCGGCAGAGCTAGGCGACGTCCTGTGGTACGTGGCCACGCTGGCCGGATTGCACGATGTCAGCTTGTCGGATATCGCCGAGAAAAACATAGAGAAGCTGAGGCGGAGATACCCGGATGGGTTCTCTCGTGACGCCTCCGTTAACCGGGCTGATGATGAGTAGCAGAACCAAGGCGTGCCATGGTGAAGGGGGCTTCGGGATGGTCCTCACGGGCAAGCCGCACGCGAAGGGGCGTCCAAGGTTCAGCAAGGCCACAGGGAAGCCATTCAAGGCCGAATCAACCAGAGAGTTCGAGGCGATGCTCGCGGCTGAGATCAAATGTGCGTGGCCTCACCATGAGCCGCAGTGGAGCTGCCCCATGATCCTTGAAGTGGTAGCTATATTCGACAGGCCTAAGCGACTTCTCCGGAAAAAGGATACTGACGATATGATACCGCACACGGTGGTTCCTGACGCTTCCAATATACTGAAGAGCGTGGAAGATTCGCTCAACCTATCCGGTAAGATTTCGGATGATTCTGTCATATACTCATCGAGGTGCAGGAAGTTTTACGGAGAAAGGTACGACGAGGCGGGATGGGTGCAGGAGGCCCAGACCATGATCTGGCTCAGAAAGATAGGAGCCGGGCCGAAGTGCCCAATTGAAGGATGGCCTACGCTGCCATGATATGGCCATCAAGTGGTTTCATACCACCAGAAACCCATGCGCGAACGTCGAACCCTGGGCAGCTGGCCTTGTTGATCGGGTCTAGCTGGTAGTGGCCGACCACCTCTGGCTCTCCAAGTGTCACTAGCATCCTGCTAACTTCGTCCGCCACTGATTCCCATTGCTCAATCGTGAACTTAGTCATACCCATCAGGCACAGCCCAACGGAATCGCCGTTATGGCCCAACGCATGAGCCCCGGCCCTGTGGAGCGGCCTTCCAGGGGAAACGATGCCGCTGACCTCGAAAACCCGGTGGTACCCGTTCCCAGAAAACCCGCGCTCCTTGTGCCACCTGTCAACATCCTCGGCGGTGTACAGGGCGGAGCCGTCAGGACTGGCGGAGTGATGTATGACTATGCGTCGAATCAGCCTCATGACTTGCCGTCGCGGGGCTGGGCGCTGGACTCGCCACCACGGCGGACTACCCACCATGTGTACCAGGCGCGAAACCAGCTCATACCATCGCCCCTGTTGATCTTTCGCATAATAGCATCGGCGTGATGCCTCTGTGTCTTATAGTTAAGATACCGCATGCGCATGAGCTGATACAGAGCGTCATGGACGCAACTCCCGGGCATGAAGTGGTAGTCCGAGGCCAGCCAGCTCGCGCCATCCCAAGCGTAGCCCTTCTTTATCGTGAGTGTACCGTCCGTGTCTAGCTCGATGTGCTCAACCTTACCGCCTGTACCACCGATAGGAAGGAGTTCTGTCAGCTTGCGTGGGAATACGTAATCCTCAGTCAGCTTGTATTTGTAGTAGTCGTGGTCAAATTTCTTCCAGCAAAAACCCATCACATACCTCCGCAGGTTGATTTAGCAACATGCATCCTAAGTCGTTTTACGAGCCTGTGGTTCCAATACCGCAAGTCCTTGTGCTCATGATCGGCGACCCCGTCAGACGCTAGCTGAAAAAGATGCGTCAGTTCGTGGATGAGTTCCGATCTGGCCAGGCAGGAGCATGAGTTCCCGACCTCTATGACTCTACCCAGGTTGCTAGTGGTATGAGTCATGCTCCCCTCGCCGCAGCCATCGACAAATCGGAACAGGGTCCTCGCGACGGCCATTGAGAACAGGTGTCGGTCGTAGCTGTTGAGAACAGCCTCGTAAGACAAAAGTACGGCAGCAAGCTCCTTGTCATCAATCGGAGAGGCTGCGTCGTCGACCATGACGCCAGCTATGGGGCTGAACCGGTAAGATGGAGCACACGCTGTGGTGGCTGCTAAGACCAGAGCCAGGCGTCTCATGATTTAACGAGCCCCTCTATTCTGGTGGATATCTCGTTGCCCTTATTGGCAGCTATCTCTATGATCCTCACCCTCTCGTCGATTTTCCCATGGGCGTCTGCATTCTCGGTGCGCTGCTCCTTCAGCTCGGCCTTGATGGCCCGAAGTACCTCGATGTGTTCATGCTGGGCAGCTAGAGCTTTTTCCTTATGGGGTCTCGATAGGTGAGCCTTAAGGTACACCTTGGCGCCCTGTATGAGGCCGTATATCGCGCCCAGAACGGACGTTCCTACGGTGACAAGGGTTGAAGGCTCCGCGCCACCGCTGGCGTCAGAAGCCTGCGCCAGCAAAGATGCGATAAGTATGTTCAGTGCCTCCATAAGCCCCGGTCTCCTTGTCTTGTGTTTTTAATCTATTACGAACTCCGCCGTATCAATGTCGCTTAAGTCTGTGGCGCCCTTTTTGATGACGAGGAAGGTGGTAAGGACGGTGGCATTGGGTCTAGCTGGGCCATGGCTTGCTCTACTTGTTCTCTTTGTACCCGGAAACGTGTGCCTTCATACTGACACCAGAGCGCCTGATGATCACACGATCAGCAACAATGCCAGAGGGTATCTCTGCCTCTATCTCCGACAGAAGCACCGCCGCGTCTCCCTCGGAGAGGAGGAATCCTGCCGTCCTGCCGTCGTAGCAATACACCCTGTCAGGAAAGTTTGAGGCGCGACCCTTTTCGCATACAATGTCATCGGCCGAGCCTGCCTGATCCATGGCGGACTCCATAGAGGTTTTCGAAGCCCCGGCCACATCGGCGACACCAGAATCCGGCACTATAGACTTAGTGCCTTCTGAGGTCTCTACGGTGTCAACAAGGCGCGACACCGACAGGCCGGCCAGGGCGATGCCAATGCCAATGACGGAAGCTGCGCCGAATGCGAGCTTGACCTTGGTTTTCTTGGTTTTCTTGACCTTCTTGAGTTTTTTACCCATGACTCACTCTCACATTAGCGGACATACGGAAGTATTGTCGTCCTGGCGCATCCAATCCCAAGTGTCTATAGTGCCGCCCGCATCATCCCCGGTGCCGATACATACACACATCATCCCAGTCACATTGTCATCAGTATCGTCAGCGTACACTGTCGCGCCCTCTTTGCCAGCCGCACATGCAAATGGCTCAGACACAGTAGTGCCGGTAGACTGCGAGTGAACAAGAGGTACCTGGTACGAGACATAGTCGGTGGATGACTCCACGAATCTCACCATCTCAACCCCGCCAGCGATCATTGAAGGGGCGTCCGCTCCGCTCCACCCAAGGCCAGAGTCAGTGTCATTCTCGCCCGCAGGCAACAGCGTCGGGTTGGTTGACGTCGACCCTTCTCGGACCATCGATGGTCCATTCGTTATGCTTGCAGCCAGCCTGTCAGTGCCTCCACCGCTGTCCATCAGCCACCGAGTCGTGTTGTTGGCAATGAACAGGATTTCATTCGCGGACTGCGACGTGATTCCGGTGTCCGGCTCAAGCTCAAGGTGGATAACACTGCTAGAGCCGAAGGTGTCGAATGAGAGGGTATCCTCAATTGTCATGGCTCCCTTTACTGCTACGACGCCATCAGTGCCGGCCGCTACCGTGGTGCACGTAGCGTCAGATTCTGCAAGCGAAATAGAGAAGGTCGTCAAGTCCGGAGTGATTTGGACCACTGCCGACGCAGAGACGGAGGACACTCCGGTGAGTGCATCCACCGCAGCGGCAAGGCTTGTGGCTGTTTCGTCGTTACCTGTCGCATCGTCCCAGTCGACGCCCTCCGTCAGGACAGTATCGCTGCCGTCGATGGTCACAGTAACGGTGTCGCCGGCGCAATTGGTATAGTCATCGATGGTAATGGTCTTCTCATCGATACCGCCACGCAGGATGAGGTCTGAGGCTGTCTGAGTCCCCCCGGGGAAGTTGTCGACCGGATGGACGATAGCGTCGCCGGGAGCGGTGTCGGTCGTAAGGGCGCACCCCTGCATCCCGTTGACGTCGAAGATCATAGCCGAGCCGTCAGGACACGTACCGGCGATTATGGCGGACGAGCCTGATGGGGTCTTCGACGGGGCGATAATTAGCGGCCCGGGAGCCGACAGGGTTATGATTGTAATAATGCCAATCATTATCGACACTCGATATATCGGCAATCAGAGTCGACATTCTTATTCAGGCAGCTCAGGTAGCGTACTGAGTAGTCAGTCATAAATTCCGCCCACGCCCCGGAGGGCACCCAACCATCACTGGAGTCCGCATCATCGCTCGCTGCAGTATCACCAGTGGCAATGTAGCTATCGTCGCCGCATTGCACAACATAGCGAGAGTTCCGGTTGAGTTGAGCCGAACTTGCCGCGGCAGAGTTAGAGCAGTCGACTATGGTCCAGCCCCCGTCGGGGAACATGCAAGCCTTAGACGCGCCCGCAGTTTGCGCCGGTGAGAAATCCTGCAGGCTCGAGTGCTGCTGAGTCTGTGCCGAGACAATGCCTACCGTCAGCAGCACCGCCGTGAGTACGACGCCGGTTATGAATGATGCCGTGCTTTTCATGATGCTCCTTAGGTGGCGTAGTCCCCGCCTTGTGTGTTTGTCCCTGCGGCGAGGCCGTTCTGATGGCTCGTCCCTTGGGACTCAAATGCGTTGCCGGAGTGAATCACGGCGCTCGTGTCATTCAGGACGTCGACACCGTACACCCCTCCTCGAATAGCGTTGCCGGTAATTGCCACATTGGCTATATCGGCCGAGCCGCCCGCCGTCATATCTACGCAGTCATAAGTTGCTGTAACGGTGCAGGTGAATGAGTTTCCCGACACGGCGGCGTTCTTCAGGGCGTCCTCTATATGGAGGCACTCGCATGCACTGACGACTGAGTTTGCTGCTATGACGCAAGACGAGAACTGGTCGGTGCCTGTCTGGTCTACCCTGATGCCAGCATTCCCTGCAGCCGCCCTAATGTCGGCAATAATATTGCCCTTGATCATAAGCGACGTATTGCTACCGGTCGTCTCATTTACATAGATGCCCTTGTCGATGTTACCGTTCGTATCGGAGATGGAGTTGTCCGATATCTTCACCAGGTCGCTGTTCTCTACGAGGATGCCCCGATTGGTCGCCGAGGTGCCGCCCGATACTCCGGTTATGCTGTTGTCGCTAACCGTCACACCCTTCTCAAGGGTTGTCTGAGTGACGTATATCCCATACAGGGTGCTGCCCACGGTCCCTCTGACGGTGTTACCTGATATACTGAGCTGCTCCGCCTCTGAGACCTCGATTACTGTGGCCGTGGCCTCGAGGATGTTATCCCTGATCACCACTGCGCTGGACACGGTGGTTGCGTTCCCGGCAACCCTTATGGCGCCTATGTCAGCCCTGTTGTTAGCGATGAGCACGTCCGTGAGGATCCCCCCCGTCGCTGATTCGATGTCCACCAGGTAGCTGCTGGCCCCTCCGCTGAACTGGTTGCCGATTATGGACAAGCCATCGAGAGTGGGGATGGCGCTGGTGTTCAGTAGCTTTACATACACCCCTGTATCAGCCCCTGATGACTCCATCTTATTGTTGGCTATGAGCACCTGCTCGACGGTGACCGCATCTGTGGCGAGGGCGTCCATGTCGATATAGATATGGCGGTCAGCGTTCGATATCTTGTTGTTGGTCACGGCCAGGTTGCGCGGCGTCGAATAAGCCGCGAGGGACGCATTGTTGTCGTAATCCGCATGCACGCCATAAAGGGTGCTGGCGTTCCCGTGGAGAGTGTTGTTGTCGATAGTCACGTCCCTACCACTGGTGACGACCCCTATCGTGGATAGGCTATCGTTCCCGTGGAGAGTGTTGTCAACAATGTCGATGAACCTGGTAAGCTTGCTGTCGGTAGACAGACTGATGCAACCATCGGCCCTGCATCTTGAGACGGTAGCAAACGATGTCACTCCGATCGGGGTCCCCGGGGCAATCGCCACACCAACCGACATTTGAAGGAAGCTGCAGCCATCCACCAGAGTGTCGCGCGCCGTATTCGTGATTGTGACGCCCGCAGCACCAGTGGCAGTTGCCTTGATGGTGCATCCTCTGACCTCTGAGGATATCGATTGGTCGATCACGATGCCGCTGGCGCCAGATTTCGGATTCTCGATAGTACAGTCGATAACGCGCGCGTCTTCGCAGTACTTCAGAAACACCACGTCGCCAGTACCCGAAGCGCCCGTATTGCCGAGAAGGCGGAGATTCCGGAGAGTCAACTTTTTCTTGGGGGTTATCTCGTTGACGGTCGCAGTATTAGCAGTGGTGTAGGCGTCTAGAAGGGTGGCGGCAACGCTGACGTTAAGTGATGCGATTGAGGCGATACGCTGCAGCTCGCCCTTGGAGGCGCCGGAGCTCTCAGTGATGTAGATCAGGTCGCCCGCGGCCAGGTTGGATACGCTATCCAGGGCTACGACGTTGGCGCCCTCTGCCGCGTTACCGGTAAGGGCCAGGGTGGCGCCGAGGGTCCCCTGACCGAGGACACACGAGTCATCATCGCACGCCGAGAAGTCCAGTGTCCCGTTTTGCACCGTGACGCCGTCAGGGATCGTTATCTGACTATCACACCTAAAGACGAGACCCAGGAGGTCAACGAGACCCTCGTTCCCACCGAGCGCCGCAGCCGTTATCGCTGCCTGTACCTCTGTGCTTTCATCTGCGACCCCATCGCCAAGCGCGCCGAAGTGCAGGGGGTTTTCGGCCAGCTGGTAAAACTGAGACAGCAGGGCGTTGTCCAGCGTCGCGGGACTGATGTTGTCAACGTCGTATATGGTAAGAGCACCGCCCGTGGTCTTCAGTACAAATCTGTAATCGAGGTCCTCCGTCAGGAAGATCTCCGGGAACAATCCGCCAGCGCCGGCGATTATCGGGTTGGCGTGCGCAACATCAAGCGCCTCAGTGGTGTATGTAGCCTGCGGGAACACCGTTCCGGCAGCCCATGTGTTGAGCTCGGCACCGGGGGCTATGACACCGTCCGAGTCGTGGGCGCGAAGCCTTAATGTTGGGAGATTACTCATTGTACCGCGCCTCCTTGAAGCTCTCTTATTAGCTCATCTGCCGACTTCGCGATACCCCTGCGCTTGCCCGGGAAATGCTCTTCGATTATGTCAATACCTTCCTGGGCTCCGGCTGACGCGAATGAGGCCTTCAGCCCATTGATTGCATTCCTTACAATCTTGTCAGTCCTTGACGCACCCTTGAGCTCCGCGTTGATCAGCTTGTTGAAATTCTTGATGCCACCAGCAGATGATAGGACCTCGGCGCGGGCCTTGTCATTGCCGAAGATTGCGCGCCAAACACCGCCCGCCTTGCTGATGGCTGCACCCACTGTGCCACCGCTCGACCTGAGCTCAGCGGCCAGTTGTTGCTGTTTCTGAAAAGTGTCCGACCCTTGCACCCTGGGCTTAAACTTGAGGCGCTCGAACCCCTGCACCAGCTCCTTGTAGGCCAGCTTGGCGGCGGGGTCGCCCTCGAGTGCAGCCATTATTTTGCCCGTGTTCTTGTTCAGCTCCGTGAAGGCCTTAGTGGCACTTATCACCCCCCTAGCCTCGGTCCTCGTGGTCTTGCCGGCCTTGGCTAAGACGTCCTCGATAAACTGGGCCCGCATGAGACCGGCGGCCCGTGGGTCCGCCCTGTTGAGTATACTGAACACACCCCTTATCTGGTCCTCGGATGAGGCCAACAGCTTCTTTGGGATGGTGTCCAGGGCGTCACCTTCCCCTATTTTCAGTATTCGACCGACAGTATTAGTAACGTTGGAATCAATAAGTTTCGAGTGCTGCGCCCAGACATCATTCGCTTGCTTGAGGAACCCTGCGGCCTCGCCTGCTACTGCGCGACCCTGGGCCGATGCTGCAAGATCATCGTCGATAGCCTTCATCATAATGGTGCCGAGTCGGCGCGTCTCTCTCGGGCTCATGCCGAGCGTGGTTTTACCGGTGGTCTCCGACACGGATGCTCCGCCCTGCGATAGTTTAGACCAGAAACTGCGGGCGTTCTTGATGGCGCTATACTTCACTGCCCCACTGCTGTCGGCCTTCGACGTCAAGCGGCTCAGCTGACCGCGCGCCAGCTCGCTGCCCGGGGGCAAGCCCTCAGTAAACGACTCCACCGCAGCCCTGACGTTACCAGTGCTGAATATCCTAGCGTCCCCGGCGGCGAGTTCGGCGGCCTCATATAGAGGGTCAGCCACCCCGGAGCGAATAGCCCGCATAGCCTTCAGCTCAGCGTTAATTGCGCTCACCGCGCCAGTGCCGACGCCTGACTTGCCAAGCAGCTCCGGATTGCCGGCCAATCTCTCAATGAGATTATCGCCCACCCTGGTGATGTTGCGGAGGCGCTTAAGTCCTGCGCGCGCTGCGGCGTCCATGGTCCCCGGAGCCTCAGCCGCGGTTTTCTCTGCGAGCGCGATGGATTGCTTTCCTGTGAGCTGTCCAGGGGAGAACTCGAATTGCTCGCCAATCTCCCGGGAGAACTTGCGCTCAAGCTCACGGCCGGACCTGATTGATTCGCGAACAGATACATCCTCACCCGCCTCGACCCCCAACCCCGACAGGCCGCCGATATCCTCGGCAACTTCTCCGGCCAACCCCCGGGCCGCTGACAGCCCCCGGGCCTTATCGATTAGCCTCCCCGCGCCCTTTACTGCCCCGTGGGCAACTCCGCCGAGAGCACCGCCGAGGCCAACTCCTATACCTACGTCTGTTGCGAACTCTCCAAATTCGCCTTCGCCCAGCTCCGCCTCGGACTCCCCGGCGGCAGTAAGCCCGCCGAGAGCAGCGCCTCCGCCTATCGCTCCAGCGGCGCCAGTGAACGGGAGCAGGGGGGCAGCGAGGGCCGTCCCTCCGGCGATTTGCCCAGCCGAGAAAGCAGCAGGATTGGCTTCTTCGGCCGCCGATGACTCAGCTCTTGAGATGTCTCGTTCAGTCTGGAAGCCCGGGCCGGAGAACTCCCCGGAGCCAAGGACGCCCTGCAGCTCGTCCGAGAACCCTGCACTTACGCCCCTCAGGGCCCCTTCGGCGAGTGAGCTAGGGGGGCCTATGTCGATCTGCCCTCCTGATGGCCCTAACCTGGCCTGCTCACGTCGCTCTGCGAGCAGCTGCTGAACTCTCCCCTGGGCCTCCTCTGGAGGGATCCCAGACTCAAGCAGGTCGTGAAAGAAATCCCTAGCGTCTACTGGCGGCTGCTGTGGGCCTACGAAACGTTCGCCGGCGGATTCGTCAAGGACCGAGGGTTCGGGTCGTCCAAGAATGTCTGAAATATCAGACGCACCACCACCACCACCGAGGATGTCAGAGATGTCAGCAACGTTGGTCATCGCACAATGTTCCAGCCTTCGCGCTTAGCGATCTCTCTGGCTTGCTCTGGTGTGACCCTGTGCTCTTGTCCATCAGTACTTCTGACTGTGACATTGCCTTGCTGGGCGGCTGCATCTTGGCTACGCCGGCCCTTGCGCTTCCGAGGACGGTCGACGCCGAACCCCTGCTGGTCGATAAAATCCGGGTCTAGCCCGAACTCGATTGCCGTTTTCCGAAAACTGCGAGCACTTTTCCTGGCTGGGGCTACCATTGCCCCCAGCGCCGAGTTTGCTGCTGCGCGTAGTTCGGCGCGCTGCGCGGGGCCCATTTCGGCCCCTCCAGTTATTCTGGCCCAAGCTGACTTAGCCTCCTCGGACCAGTTTTTAGTGCTCTTGACAGTGTCTCCCTCGGGGCCAGACACTACAGACCCAGGATCATGGACCTTCATCCATGCCAGAATCATTGACAAGTCTCCCGGCCTGGTCGGCGGGGCGTTGTTGACTATGCCGGCAGATGCCCTAGCCGCCACTGCGGTTTTAAACAGCGGCTGACCAGTGAACAGTTGGAACAGCTTGCCCGTGCCGTCGAGGGTGCCTTTTGCTGTAGCTGCGGCCTCCTTGGCCGATCTCAGCACCGCGTCGCTTTGCGCCTGCGCTTGTGCGGCAGTGAACTTCCGCTCCTGGAGGGCGAACTTCCGCTCAGCAAGGTCGCTCTCTCGCTGCACCGCTTCGGGCTGCCCAAGGACCCCAGTGGCACGAGCCTGGAGCTGCTGGGCTACCTCCTCGGGGGGTAGCTGTAGCTCAACCGGCTGATTTGGACGAGACGATATATCAGCGCGCAGGCCCTCTGTGCCGGGGCTGAATAAACCACCGGGCTCACCAGGAGTGAGGTCTTGGCCTGGGATGTTTGGTATATCGACACCGGACGATCTAGCGGCGATCAGTATGCGCTCAGCATTCTGGGGGTTTTGCTGTAGCTGCTGAGCAAAGAACCGCTGTCTATTGGCCTGCTGTAGCTGGCCCCGCTGAGTCTCATTCTTGGCGATCGAGTCCGCGGCTTGCTCTCTTTGGTCCTGCCGGGCCTGTTTTTGCTCTTTGAATTGTTCTCTGCGGAGGTCCATGGCGTCGCGCCTCAGGCGAGCCTGACGTCCCTGGCTAAGCGAGTCTGCGAGAGAGGGGAGAGCGGCGCCCTCGCGGCGCAGTAGCCCAAATAGATCGGTAGCCATTACACCCCTCCTAGGAGAGACAAGCCAAGCGATGCGGCCTGTTTGAGGTCATTCGCTCTGGCCTGCTCTGCCGCCCCCCCAAGATTACCCTGCTGCCCCTGTGGCCCTAGCAACGCCCCTGACAGTCCAGCCTTCTGGCCCGCTATGCCAGTTATTAGCCCGGACAAGTCCTGACCTGTCTGTTGCTGTAGTCCGGCCAGGCTTGACCCGGCCCCGAGCGCGGCTTGGGATTGCTGCCCTGACAGCTGCGCGATTAGGTCCGCCAGGCTTTGACCTCCGGCCTGGAACACTCCTGCCTGCTGACCGCCAAGCTGGCCCGCTGCCCCGCCGAGAGCTTGACCCCCTGCGGCAGATAAGCCCCCAAGTGCCTGCCCGCCGGCCGCTGAGAGCCCGCCGAGAGCTTGACCCCCTTGAGCTGCGAGTTCAGCGGCACGTGCTTGCGCCCCGAAGCCCGTTTGCCCGAGCCCGGCCTGTATCCCTTGAGCCGCAAGTGCGGCTCGGTCTGATCGCCCTGCCTGATTGGCCAGCGCCGAGAGATTCGCCTGGTCGGACGCGCCGGCAAGCCCTGCTTGCGCCTGACGCCTTGCCGCAAAGTTCCCGAACTCCTGTGACGCCAGGCCCTGGTTGAAGCCTGCGAGTTCCTTGAGGGTCTCCCCTGAGAGCCTCCCCCCGCGGGCTGCCGCTGCGCGATTTATCGCCTGCTCTCCTTGCTGTTGCCGGAACTGAAACCCAGGGTCCTGCTCGAACCCTGAAAGGAGGCCCTCGTCAAGGAGCCCTCCTAGTCGATCTTGCTGCTGTCCGGTGACGTCGAATGCCTGTATGCCCTGAGCTGCCTGTTCCCCAAAACGACCCAGCTGACCCAGCTGACCCAGCTCGCCGCGAGCCTCTCCGAATCCTGTACCGACCTGCCCAAGGGCCTGGCCGAATCCGCCGCCAACTTGGCCCTGCGCCTGCTCAAATCCGCCGGCAATATCAGAACGTTGCTGGGCCCCTCCTGCGCCGAGAGCGCCGAGAGCACCTTCTTGCCCTGCGCCGAGAGCGCCTGTGCCTCTCGCCAGGCCTGCACCTAGGATGCCCTGCGCCTGCTCCCCGGCTGCGCCTATGGTGCCCTCAGCCTGTCTTGAGCGCTCGGTTAATATGTCCCTTGCCCGGTTCTCGGCGCCGCCTAGGTCCGCCTGGGCCTGCTTTACGAGTTCCTGCTGGCGCCTGAAGGCCTCCTCTTGGGCCGCCTTGTTTGCCGACGCTGCGGCCTGGCTTCCGAACAAATCCTGCCCACCGATGATGTCCTTGGCCCCCTGTATGCTCGCTATGACCGGGCCCCCGAGTAAGCTTCCTAATCCAAATGCCATTATTCAAACTCCGTTCGCATCAAAGGCACAAGCTCGAAATAAGCCGGCATGTTCTCAGTGGACGACGCGGCGCCGCTGGTGACAGTTATCTCTGGCAAATCTAATGTGTCTGTAGACGATGCGCTAGTAACGGTAATCTCTGGGATGTCGATAGCGTGGGTGTGGGCGTCCGAAGCCACATCCGTGCCGGAGCCGCTGAGCGATGTAGTTGCGCTCGGTGACCCTGTGGTCGCGCTTGGGTGGTCATGAACGACGCTGTGCGTGTGGCCTGCCGTAGCAGTGCTTGGGTGGTCATGGACCACTGGGTGGGTATGAGAACTCGAGTCGGTGCCGCCGGTGCCGCCAGAGCCAGTAACGCTGGCCCGCGGGAACTTCCCGGTCAGATCGGGGGACCCGTTGCTGCCGTTGCATATCTGCCAGCCGTCGTAAGGGCCCGGGGTCTTACCGAGCCCGTCAGTATCGAAGTTATCGGAGACTTCCTGAGCGCTCAGGTGGTGCATCACTATGCCAAAAGGCGGAACTATGCCGAAGTTGACGGCATTCATCATGCGCCCAAGCCAACGGATGAAGTCACGGTGTATTGAGCCACCCTTGTCCGCGGCCTGCTGGGATGCCCTCATGGACTGAAGCTGGCTCATGCCAGCACGTCGATCCTGGCCCGCGCTGCGTTGACCACGAATTTTACCGGTTCGCGTATCCTGAACCTAGGGGCCGGAGACCTGAACATGCCGCACCTATGCCACCTGGGCCGGTAGCTGTAGTCACCAAGCCCCCCTAGCTCTATCTGCCTAGGAGTGTCGAATGTCCTGCCGCCGTCGTCGGAGAATGTCAGAGACACCTCAGGGCTCGCGCCGTAGGCCGAGGAATCGCCGTCTAGCCCAACCCCAGACTCAGCGTCGAGAAGGACCTCATGGACTGAAAGTCGCCTCTCTCCGGCAAACAGCGGAGGGAGGTCTATAAGGCGCTCAGGGACAACGCCGTTATCATCGAAAGTGTCTAGGTCTAGCTCGTACAGGTTGCCGTTAGCATAGTCCCCCACGATCACCTTAAGCTCATAGCTAATGCCGAACTGGCCACGCCACCTTGGCTGCTGCCAGCTTGCGCGTTCCTGCCAGCGACCAGTAGTGGCGTCGAAAGATATACTGAGATGCGAAAAATTAAGGACGTAGAACGAGTGTCCGCCCTGATTGTAAGTAAACGCCTCGCACGTGTTAACGTCATTCTGAGCCCTGACCAGCTCGTCAATGCCCTCGGTGGAGATTGGTATCGGATTGTATCCTTGAGACCTATACACCCTGAGGTCATCCCCAAGCCAGAACACTGAGTGTTGGGTCTTGGCGATAGAGCCCGGAGAGATGCAACCGCGTTCGACGAAGCCGGACGGTGCCCTTCTGTAAGGGAACGCCGCATTGCCTGAGTTGTACCAAATCTCGATTGACTCCCTCCCCATGAGCCACAACTCGCGATGGTCGACGATACAACCCACTAGCTGGTCAGGGAGGGCGTCGGCGCTCGAGAAATCCAGGGCAGATATTGTCGTGAAGTCGTCAAGGGAGGTGATGAAGAACTTCTCGTCGCCCTCGGTCGTGAATATCCCATACCCATCAGCATAGGCCGCACCGTTCAAGTCACTCAGCGTGGCAATGTTCAGCAGTGATGTGCCGTCCCAGACATACAGAAGCGTAGTCGTAGCAATCGCGACCTGACTGAAGTTGGACGTCATCCTGACTGGCTGGCTGCCCTGAATGGACCCCAGGAGCACCGCAGTGCCGGATTTCTCGAACCGCCACAGTTCCTCCCCCTGGACCGCAAACAGGTGTGGCCCCTGCTTCGTAATCCCCCGGCAGGGCCCTGAGCCCCCGGTTCCGAACAGCTTCAGCCCCGGCAGAGGGTAGAGGGAGATCTCTGACTTGCTCTTCGGAGGGTTCTGCACGGCGTACATGTTGACCAGACGCTGAGCGCTGGCTGGGAGGCTGCGGGACTGGTACGAGTGATCGGCTAGCGGTATGTCGATATAGTCGCCAGCCATCAGAAGAACTCTGGCGAGGTTCTGACGTTATGGTTGAAGCCTGCGACCTGCTTAGAGAGAGCCCTCTCCCCGGCGGACTGCCCGCTCTTGAGCTCCACGAAGCGAGCCCCCGTGTAACCAAATGACTGCGCGACATCGCCCGCGACGTAGTCCCGCAAGGGCACCTGCGCCCATTCCGGAACTGCCGAGATCGCGAACGGGACAAGCGCCTGCTTGCTTAGCGTCGAGTGCGCCGCGTCGATGGCCTCGTCGACCAGGGCCGCGTCAGCCGCCTGCGCTGATTGCCCGGAGCCAAGGACGCCCAAGTGCTGCAGGACTCTGTTTCGTAGCTCTGCTTTGGTAAGGGCTGCCATCTGTCATCCTTGCTTCTTGCTTACCTGCTTCTTGGCCTTCTTACGAGATGGTCCCGGGAGGCTCTCGGGAAGCCGTGCCGCCCGGAGCTCAGCCTCTAGTTCGGCTATCCTCCCTGACTGAGCCTCGATTGTCGCAGTAGCATCGCCTCCGTCCGAGGACTCTCCAGTTTCGGAGAAGCAGTCGAGCATTCTCAGGCGGAACGCGATGTCGACGTCACTGACCACGACCTCTTTACCTACGGGGAAATCAAGGGGGCGCCCATTCCTGGATTTCATCTTGAAGACATCCATTGGGGTCATTGTGACCTCTGGTACTCCTCCGAGGATGCGGGCGCCGCTACGGTCTTTAACGAAGGACCCGCTCTGCTCGTGCACCTGGTTTCCGCTAGTGTCAGTAACAGGAAAGCCATCGTCATCAAGGACGGCCACGAGGCGGCCGTTGCGCTTAAAGGTAGGCCTTGAGGCGCTGTCCATGGCCGATCCGTCATAGACGAAAACGCCTGGGCCTCGCTTAATATTGGCCTGACGCTGCTTCCGGTTATCGCCAGCAAAGTCGCTTCGCATATTCGTCCCATTCCTAGCAGGGCATCGTGCACGGCAATACCCTGAGTGTTAAAGCCACCGTGCCGGCTTATCTGTCAGTCGCCAACCGCCGACACGTAATTGGTCGCCTGGCCGTGCATGAAAGAGTTGTAGGTGAGCTTCTCACATCCACGAATCTCTCCAACAGCAACGCCCTTCCGGTTCGAATAGTCAAAACGGTCAGTCTTCACCTGCAGGCGTTGAGCCCAGGCTAAACCTAGGGCCTGAGCGCCGCAGAAGAATGTCGCCGAGACGTCGATGCCTCCGGCCCCAACGCCCGAGATAAGCGCGCCGCCAGCTGCGACAGTACGGTCAAACTCAGGCACCTCGCGGCAGACAACGTTATCAACCATAATGTCTCCACTTGAGAATATCTGGTTCTTTTCGCCGCGGACATCAGCATTCTGAAGCACCGTCTCGAAATTGCCTGCGAGGTCACGGAAAGCAAGACTGCCCATAAGGTGGACGAATCGTTCCTTGCCCGCTCGGTTACCCTGGGTAATGACTGGCTTGATGTGTGGGTCGGCGAGTTGCGCTCGCCGCTTCATGAGGCGCACTATGTCCTGATGCATGTCGTCTGCCGTCCCGTCGACGGTAGCAAGGCCGGCCGAGTGGTCGCCCGTGGAGTTAGCCAGGGCGCCGCCGAACACGATGCGCTGATTCGCGCTGGTTGGATTGTTCTGTACCTCCCAGGCGTCTTTCTCCGCCTCCGTGGCAGAGGCGTAAGTGGTAAGTCCTCCGATAACGGGGGAGAGGAATCGAGCGATGAACAGGTCTCGGAGCTGCTCGTTATTCCAGGTCCGAAGCATCTGCCGAGCTGCGCCGAGGAGGTCAATCTTCGTCTTGATGCCCTCAAAGTTACCGAGGACAACACCGTGGCGCAGCTGATCGACTGTGACCTGGTGCGCATAGTTGCCCTGAACCTCTTCGTTTCCTTCCAGGGTATTATCCCCGGTGACGCCAGCGCCCTTGAGGCGGGTCAGGAAAGGGAAGGACAGGCGGTCGCCCGCTCTCTTGATAAGGTCCTCCTTCACATGGATGATAGAATCCTCATCAGCGCCCATAAGGTCACTGAGTGGGTTCATGCGTACGTACTCGTGAAACTCGTCGTCGGCCCATTGCTCGACTCTGTTCTCGCTGTGAACGGTGGTATCGGCCATCTCTAAACTCCGGCGGCTATTCTCGCTTCAGTATCTCGCTCATAGAGCGAGGGCGGAATGCCTTTTGTGCTCTGGCGCCACTTCCGCGACTGCCTGCGTTTGATTTTGGTGGAGAAGCTCTTCTTCTGGGCTTGACCGGGGCGTCCTCGACGTCCTCGGATTCGCCATTCTCTAGAGCCTCGATTCTGGCCTTTAGGGCCGTGACTTCGTCGCTGTCTGCGCCAGAGGCCCGCTTGGCCTCTTGGTAAACAAGCCCCGCTGGGTCATCAGACTGTCTTACCTGAGCCATGAATAGAGGGTTCGCTTCGGCCGTCTTGATGAATGGTTTAACGGTCTCATCGAAGTCGTCGTGCTTGCCTCTCGCGAGCATGGCCGACACCCTTAGTACCGTATTGAACTCTACATCCTGGACTACCTGCCGCACAGGATCGACCTGGGCCGCTATGTATTCCTCCGGCGTACCGTCGAAAAACTCGGGCTGCTTGACTGGGTCAGGCGTTGGTGCCTGGACCTGTAGCTGCACCCTTAGAGCCGCGTTCTCGGCCTCCATCTCCCGTCGCCGTCGCTTCTCGTCGTCGCGCTCCTTGCGGGTTGCGCGAACCGTACTGAGCAACTTCTCCGGGCCGCCTCCGTCATCCGGGTCATCCCCGTTGACAGCAGACTCATCATCAGGCTCGCTCCTTGCCTCTGCTTTGGCTGACTCAACTACGGTCTCATCGACTGGAGAATCACTCTCTAGTCCTGGATCGCTAATGTCATCATCTGGCTCTATGTCCCCTGCAAGCACTTCTTCTAAGCTTCTCATTCATGTTCTCCGCACCAGCATCTCGCCGGACCTGGACAATGAGCACGTCGCGTGCTTAATTGTCAACAAGTGTTGACAATGTTAACAGTCAGCGACAAAAACGCAAGCGTCGCTTGCAATTCTGAGGAACAGCAATGAAACATGCGATTCGGACAGCCCTCGTGCTGTTTGCAGTAACTACCTCCGCCCAATCACAGGCAGCCCAGGTCGATGCAGGCGACGTTCGGTGCAAGCAGCACGGGCCCTACTACGGACGAACTGACGGGATTTGTCACGAGGTTGGGACCAAGGGTCCAGTGCTCGTCATCAATGGCGGGGTTGAGTCCGCGCTACCTTCCACCACAATGCTGAACGTGCACGGCGAGTTCGTTGGTGACTTTACCATTCCTGATGTCGGCTCGGTCGACGGGCAGCAAGGGCCGTGGGTGTGTATCGACACAGCTCAATCCACCAGCTGCGCGCAAAAGGCTGACTTCGACGATGGTGCCAGTGAGATCATTCTCGATAACGGCAGCGAGGTTGGCGACATGACCCTCTACTGGGGTGACGAGTCAAACATCGACTCCGACAAAGGGGCGGTGTGCGTGTTCCGTCTGCAGTACCAGGTTGCGCCGGCGGCCGCAGATACTCTGTCATGGGGAATAGTGGGCGCACGCAACGCAATCATTCAGAGCAGCGCCAATAACGCGTTCTTTCACGTAGAGGGCGCCAATAATAACCTCTTGATCTCGTCCGATGACACGTCAGCCGACGATGATGATAACGATACCGGCATCGACCTGGTGGCGGGCACCTTCTACGAGTTCATGGTGTCGATGAGCGCCATCCATGACGCTACCGCCATTGACGTGAGGTTCTTCTACCGTACCACCCTGGGTGGTGACTGGACACGACTGCTGTCGACCACTACCTTCGTATACGGCGCCGACATCGCCACTCAGCCATTCGTGCAGGTGGAGAAGACCTCCGGAACCACCGTCCCAGACCTCCTTGTTGACTACATCGATTGCTACTGGGAGCGCAGCTGATGAGATGGGCGGCTACCGCTGCCTTGTTCCTCGCTTTTGCCGGATGCGCAAAGCTCGCGCCTCCTCCTATCGCGACCAGGGTGGCTGAGACCCCGATGGTCATCGAGGATGGTGACGGTTGCCGGTGCCTGGCGGACTCCAAGGGAGAGCACTCATGCGAATGCCCATCTGGGGCTGATTGCAAAACGGACAGCCTGGGCGAATACGCCTGTCAGGAGTGAGATATGACACAGTTGGACCCATCTCGATACAAGAGACTCACCCAGGGCGGCGTCACCTACGGGGTGTCTGACGGCCTTTACTGGGATGGTACAAACTCTCAGATCGTAGTTGTAATCAATGACTCTATCGTCTCTACGGTGGCCACGACCGGCGTCGACGACCTGCTGAGCAGCGAGGCCCAAGGTGACGTCATGAGGCGCGGGGCTTCGAGCTGGGAAAGGCACGCATCAGGTACTTCTGGCCAAATCCTGGTGGGCGACGGCACTGATATAGCGTCCGTAGCCGTCACGGGGGCAACTCTTAGTTCAGCCGGAGCGCTATCTGCGGTACTCAGAGCCACCCTGGGCCAGGACGCCCTGGCCGACTACACCATTCCTCTGACCGGGATGAGGGTTCACGATGCACCGTCGTCGTTCCTCCCCACCAGCGCATCCGCCGATGACATGGGCCTGATCGCTGGCACATTCGGCACCGACTCGGCCAACCTTCAGGGTGTCGACTTTGGAGGGGCTGCAACTGACGAGATGTGTCGGTTCCTGTTCAAGCTGCCGCCTGAATACGATGCCGGTGAGACCATCACCGTGAGAGTGCACGCCGGTATGCTTACAACCGTGGCTGACGCTGCGACGACAGTCGACGCTGAGGTTCACCTGCATGACGGGGAGGGAGCCGTAGGGTCAGACCTGGTGGCTGCCTCCCCTGCCAGCATCAACAGCCTTACTCTCGGCGATAAGGATTTCACGGTAACCCCGACCGGGCTGGTGGCGGGAGATGAGCTAGACATAAGGCTGATCTTTGCAGGCTCAGACACGGGCAACCTGGGGGTCATGATACCAATCATCACAAAAGTCTCGGTACTCCTAGACATTAAGGGCTAGACCATGCCCCACAGGAACGAACCAGAAGACCCGGAAGTCATTGAGGTAGAGGTCAGGACGGTCGAACTGCCCAGCATCTCTACCCGCCAGGGCTGGTTCGAAGACTGGGAGGAAGCAACCGCGCCGGCCCAAAGGGAGGCAATGCTCGACAGGGACTACTATGACGGCAAGCAGTGGTCGCCAGAGGAGATTAAAGCCCTAAAGAAACGCCGTCAGCCTGTGGTCACCAAGAACCGCATAGCCAAGAAGGTCAACACGGTCATAGGCGAAGAGATACGCAAGCGCATAGACCCTCAGGCTCGGGCCCGAACAGACCAGCACATCGACTCCGCGAGGGTTGCGACGGATGCGCTCAGGTACGTAGAGGAGCAGCAGAGATTCGACGACGCCCGCACCTCGGTATTCAAGAACGTTCTAGTGGAGGGCTACGGGGGCGCTTTCAAGAACGTCGAGATTGACGAGGAGGACGAGTCTTCCGACCCGGTCCATACCTTGGACCACGTCCAATGGGACCGGCTGTTCTATGACCCAAAGAGCCGCGCGGCCAACTTCTCCGATGCCAAGTACATGGGGATGGTCTTGTGGATGGATATCGACGACGCGATATCCGAGTACCCGGAAATGGCGAGGGAGCTAAAGGAGAACATAAATTCCGACAGGTCATCAAGCACTACCCGTACTACGGACGATACGCCGCGCAATTGGTCTGACCATAGCGAGCGCCGGAGTCGCGTCAAGATAGTCGAGATGTACTTCAAGAACGGGGACGACTGGTACCGATCAGATTTCACCGACGGGACAGACCTCAGGGATATCGAGCGCACCTATCTTCTGGACGAAAAGGGCCGCAATAGCGTGTGCCCGCTGGTTATGGCCAGCTGCTACGTCGACAAGGAGGGCTTTCGCTACGGCGTAGTGCGGGCCCTCAGGAGTCCGCAGGACATACTGAACAAGTCAGCGTCCAAGGCGATGCACCTGGCGAATGTCTCGCGGGTGATTGCCGAGCGGGATGCTATCCTTGACACGAACAAGTTCCGCACGGAGCTAGCGCGCCCGGACGGCGTGGCCCTTGTCGAGAAAGGGCGCCTGGTGGACGGCACTATAAAAGTGCAGGACGGCGCCCAGCTTGCCCCGGCCCACATCACGATGATGCAGGTTGCGCAACAGGATATTGACGGAATTGGGCCGAGTTCATCCAATATCCCTGGGCTCCCAGAGTCAGCCAGCGGCCGAGCCTTGATCGCCAGACAGCAAGCAGCGAGTCTGGAGATGGGCCCAGCCTTCGACGAGCTAAGGAAGTGGACGCGGCGCATATTTGAGATTGATTGGCTGTGCATTCGCCAGTTCTGGACCGAAGAGATGTGGCTCAGGGTCACCGATGATCGCAACCTCGATGGTTACAGGTTCGTCGGCATTAATCAGAGGATGACCAGAGCCCAGAGACTCCGCGAACTCATGGAGGCCGACCCGAAGCCAGAACTGAACCATGCTCTGGAAACTGCAGCGGGTGAGTTCGCCCCAGTCGTGGCGGCCCAGGCCGGGCAACAGGCCCAAATCATTCAGGCGCAACAGCAACAACAGGCGCAGCTAATGCAGGCACAAGGGCTCCAACCACCGCAGTTCCAGCCACCTGAGCCACTAGAGCTGCTGGCTTCGCAAGAACTCATGCAGGACCAGGTCACGGTAAACCAAGTCGACAGAATGCTGGTGGATATCATTCTTGACGAAGGACCAGAGACTGCGGTCATTGAGCAAGAGGAGTTCGAAAAGATTGCCCAAATCATGCCGGCCATACTGCAGGTCAGGCCTGATATGGCGCCGCTGATAACCGAAACCCTCATACGCTTATCTCAGGTCAGGGACCGACAAGAGATACTCGAGTCGATGAGGAAGCCGCCGGACGAGGAAGCTCAGCAGGCGCAGCAACAGGCGCAGCAACAACAACAAGCGCAGTTCCAGGCGCAGCTAGCCCAAATGCAGGCCCAAGTACAGGCGTTGCAGTCCCAGGCTGCGCTCAACCAGGCGAAAGCGCAACAAGCGCAAGCAGACGCTCAGGCGACTGTCGCTAAGACGCCGAGTGAGATAGAAGAAAACGAAGCCAGCGCCCGCAAGGATGCGGCAGCGGCTGGCGAGAAAATGTGAGGATTCCAATGAGCGGTAGAAGAGAGAGAAAATTAGCAGAGAGAGAGTATGTCCGTGCCCGTAGGGCTGAGAGGCACGCTCGGGCGAAGCGAACCAGGGAGTGCTTATGCTATGCTGCCGGCGAACACAAGGCCTGCGGCGAACATAAGCGTTGCGCGTGTCCTGCGTGCGACCACAAGCGCAGCCTCAAGGCCATTGTTCTGCCAGTAGTCGCTGATACGGTCACCATAGAGCCGTCCGAATGAGGAAGCGAAATCTCTACAAGCCCGAGAGGGCTCCTGCCAGGACTGTCGGTCAGGTCCGATTCTCCCAGCCCCCATCAGGGATGCCTGATGCGTCGTCAAAGGAAGTGTCGAGCGCCCTGCACGCGTGCTGTCTCTGCATGACTGACAGCTCCGGGAACTGGCTGCCGCTGACGGTGGGCCGATGCCTTGGGTACAATCAGCACACGGACAAGTACACGGTGCTGGCCAGGAACGAGGCCACCGGTAAGCCTGGCGAGTATGAGGTCGAAGGCGAGGCCGTGGTCGCGCTGATTCATATCGCGAGAATGGCCGAGGGCGGGAAGCTGGACACGGGGAAGCTCACTAGCTTGTTTGGCTAGACTTCCTTCCGGGGCCGTCATCCATCTCATGGGATGCTGCTTTCGATATGGAAGGAAAGGAAGGACGGCTCCACTGACGAAGGACAGGGACCAAGTTACTGAGGCGCTCGCCGCCGCCGCCGGATTTATCGAGGAATCGGTCCTTGGTGAATCTCCGGAGCAAGTAGGGGAATTGGAGGAGCGCGCGATTTCACTGCTGCCCCAGTCGCCAACAATAGCTTTGTTTATATTGGGGTCTGACTCCACCCTCGCTGCAGACGTCCGCGGGGTGGCTACTCGACTGTTCGCCGAGCACGCAGACTGGGACGACCGTTACGCCTGTGAGTTAGCGATGGAGCTTGCTTCGAGTGGCCAGGCTCTTGTGAGACTCGGTTTAGTGTTGGGGCTTGAGGATGGGGATAATCAGGAGTTATTGGCGCGCCTTAGTCAGGACCCTCACTCTCGTGTCCGGCAGGAAGCGGAGCGACTCAGAGCAAGTGCCGGATTCCTCCATTTCTCAATCATCAAAAACTCCGCATCCGGGTTGTGAGAAATTCTTCTTAGGATCGCGGCCTCGGGGGTCAGCTACCCTCCGTGAGACGTTGCCGCCTTTGTTATGAGTCACGGGGTTGCTCCTCAAGGAATCGTAAGATGGCGCCACTTACGGCCCGCTTAAAGGCACCTGGGTCCCGTCTGAGGTGCGACCACAGGCCGGAAGCGGAGGTGCCGTCGTGGCATTCAGCGACAGCCCTTATGACTCGGTGCGTCAGCTCTGCTATCTGTGCATCAGTCACGCTTATTCCACTCCTTCACTCATAGCAGAATCGCTCCAATAAGCATCAGGATCAGCCCTACAACAACGGCAGTGTCTAGCCGGTCGTTAATCATCACGACCCCTTTCTGAGCTGAATAACATCGGCCTCGCAGGAATCCTCGGCATAATCGACACCATTCGCGGCGTTGATCTCATTCTGCCGCCGGGCGAGAGCCTTGTCTAGTTCGTGAACCCTCCTTGCTCTCGCAATCCGCGGGTGGCCAAGGCCTTCAATGTTGTCCCTCCACGCTCGCGCCGATGCCCCGGCGGATTTAATAGCCTCGGTGGTCCCGTCGACCTTGTAGCAATGGATGATGTGACTGACTGTTTGTTCAAGAGTCATGACTGACCTCCGGCCTAGCCTCGCGCGCTGCTGATTGCACCGTCTCTAGCAGCACGTATGCGGCCGCAATCTCACGCCAGGTAAAAACAGGGTCGACCCTGAGCAGTACATACGCTGCCCATAGGGCAAGCGCCGCAGAGGCTACACTGATCGTGAGAGAGACTACGGCCTTGGCGACTACCCTGGTTGAATCGTTCACGACTTCTCCTTTGTTGCAACTTCATTCATGAATGCCAGGACCTCGCTAGGAGTCATGTGGCCCTTGACTTGATCTTGATCCTCAAGAAAACAGTGCCAGCCCAGAGTCTCGTGCCAGGCAGCGCACTCTGCGGTCGCGCTAGGCGGCACCTCCTTGCCGTCGGTGTCGGTAATGCTCAGATCCCTATTCGCGGCGTAATTGCCCGCACCCCACTGAAGGCTAACGGTCCACCCGTTCTCGAACGTAATATGGACCCCCTTATTCCTCGTCACATCGAACATGCTTTCTCCTTTGTCGTTAGTGATGGACAGGGCCCATAGCCCATGCGGCTGTTTCAGCAGGCAGCGATTCGCGCCTCCCTGCCCATCCCCTATATCTTAACCAATGCAGACAGAAGGTCAAGCTCTTTTCTTAATTAGATCAGACAGTCTTCCATGACTCCTCGGGCTCGATTTCCTCGCCGTAGTCTCGCCGGTAGTCTCGGCGCTTAGGAGGCGGCGCGATAGCCCCGTGAGCCCTGTCTATAGCCTGACAAAGGTGGGAGATTACATCGAAAGCATCGTCTGGCCCCTGAGGGAACCTCACTACCTGTTTCCTGACGCGCTCGGACCACTTGGCGTCGCGGTGGAATATAATCTTGCCCATGTTGGCTCGGGCCTGGAATGGCCTCCCTCGGGCCGCCTTGGCCTGCTTGGACCTGTCCGCGAAACCTTCCTTCGAGGAGCCCCCTAGGCGCCCCGTAGAGGTCGATAGCCACTCCACCCTGGTGTAGGTCCGGGTTTCACGCATGCGCTTCTTGATAGTGGGCTCAACGGCCTTCTGGATGACGCCTCGCTCGCCAAAGGCGGTGATGGGGTCCCATTTCTTAATTAGACGAAGCCATTCCTCAATCCAGACGTCGGACTTGGTCTGGCCGCACCACCAGTCGAGCACGTAGATGTCGTCCTCGGCGTCGATGCCAAAAACACCATGCTCTGTGAAATCAGGCTTCTTGTTCGCTTCTGATGGCTCCGTCACGGCGTAGTCGGAGCATAGGTAGATATTCATAGGGGGCAGGTCGCGAATTGAACCATGCCATCTGCGCTCGAACATATCGTTGCTGACATATGTCCCAGTCTTGTGGCGGATATTCCAGTTTCCCTCCCCAAGCCGGCGCCGCTCAACCACAGGGAGGGCCTCGATTGTGCCCTCGTAACCCGGGTCGCTGTCGGTCAGGGCCTTGTTGTCGGCCAGCTTTGAGCCGATGAACGTGAGTGACTTAGGCTTCTGCCCCTTCCGCGTACAGGCCCTGAGCGCCGACGTCTCGGTGTCGAACCACTGGAGAGTGTCATCGTCATCGCGAATGAACCAGCGCAGCACGCCGCTCCGCTCGGGGACTGGCAGTCCGTGCTCCTCAAGCTCGCACTCGCCAGATGCGCAATCATCGCAATCAGGGTCGCCAATCCACCATGCGATGAGCTTGCGAACAAACGAGTCGGGGTCAGGATTGCAGGTGCCGCGGACACGAGTCATAGCCCCTGATGTGGTCCGGAGACGGGACGTCATGTACCAGAACTGTGACTCTTCGAAGTGGGTCAGCTCGTCAAAGCCGATGTAAGCGTATTGCTTGCCCTGATGGTCTGATACATCGTCTTCGTACTGCAGGTGCAGGAACTGCATCGTCCCGCCGGCCGGGAACGTACACACGAGAGGGTTCTTGACGTGAGTTGCGCCGCGATAGACGACCTTGGAGTCAGACCAAAGAGAGCCAGCGCCGGTGAGTTGCGGTGATGTGCGCCGGAAGATGACGCCGCCGAACTCCGAGTTGTCCCAGTCGTACATGGCTTCGAGGAGTAGCGAGAATGACTTAGAACCGCCCGCTGCGCCACCAAAAATGACGACATCAGCCGAGCTTGAAAGGAAAGCCGACTGTGGGCCCGGCTGGGCCTCTATTCTGAGGGCTTCAGATATCGGGGTCGTCTCACGGCCATTAACCCATCGGCCCTTCTCAGGAGGTAGCGTCTCACGGCTCTGCAATTTTCCGTGTGTTTCATACCATCCCCCAATACCCGATCATGCCGAGAACGAACACCGCCCCGGTCATGTGGACGAAGGCGCCCCTCAGCTCAATAACGGTCACGACAACGCCGCCGAACATCTGGTCGATAGCCATGAGCACCAAAACTAAGGCGAAAGACACGACGACCGAGAGTAGCGCGATTCCTGGGACTCCCTTCAGGAACTCAATCACAATTGCTTCCCCTCTCTATGACTGTAGGATTTCTCGCACGTCGCAACGGAGCCTTGGCCCTACAATGGGCAAGCGCTGACTTACAGTTAGGCGCCCGCAAGTAAGTCCTGCGGCTAAGCACCTTCCACCGGTCGATTATCGCGTCGGGGCTCGGGGCGCATCTCTTGCACGTGCTATAGGGATTCTCAAACCCGCAGCCAAACACGCATTCCCTGCACCCCTGGCCCGTCCCGCTGCAGTGAGGGCACATCCTGGCGCGAACGTAGAGCGCGGCACAGGAAAGGAACCAGAACATGAAGATTGCGAGGTAGATCATAACTCTACCTTAACCAATTAAGCTGTAGTTGTCAACTCCCCATCGTGCGCATCTCGGGCAATCGGTGCTAAGCCTCGGGTCGAAGTCCTCAGAGCAGTCACAGCACTTGATGAAGGACATAGGCTTAGTGCGGGGAACCACTTCGCTTTCGCACTTGAGGCACAGTCGGTCCGTGCCCCTGAAATGGTAGCCACATTCGCAGGTGCGGTTTGATATCTCAGAGTTCACCTGGTTCCCCTTTTGCTGACTCGGCCGAGTCCTTCATGCTGGACTCCTTGATCTGCCTGGCTAGGTTGGCAAAGTGTCTAGACTGCCCCTCACAGAACTCCAGCAGATAGTCCAACGCCTTGGTTTTCGCCTCATTCTCGGTCGTGCCGACAGGGAGGACCACAGCGTTCCTGTGCTGCCTGCGATTTACGCCTACACACCATCGGGGACCAGCCCACCCCTTCGAGCCCCAGCTGAACCGATTAAGCTCCTCGATCATGATGGATACATCGTCGCCGACTTTAGCGGAACGACCCTCCCACTCCAGCTTCATTTCTTCTCCTTGGCAGGTAAAACTATCACCTGCTGCAACGGGGCCCCGTTCGGCCCACTGAGTTCTCGTCTCTCTATGAAAGCACCCTGGGATTTTGCCAGTAGCTCTGAGCCCTTCAGGATGGCCTTGTCGTCGTCGCTGGCTTCACCCCTGGCATACCTAGTCCAAATCTGCTGAAGCTCCTCACGGGACGCCACAAGACTGCAAGAGGCCACTCTTTCAGCCACCGCTGCAATGACCAGGGGTTTTCCGAGGTTCTCCTTGCCAACCGCAGACAGTGTCACGTCATTGCCTTTGTACCCCGCAAGGCGTGCTGCCTGAGTTGCATTTCCTTTTGCCTCGCCCATGTAGGCCTCGACGAATCGCCTTTGCTTTTCAGTGAGCTTAATCGCCACTTGACCACTCCCCGCCCGTCGAGTCGCCGTGCCCCCATATTCCGGAGAACGTGGCGATTTCTCGCACTGGCATCCCACACCTACGGCAGTAAGTCCTAAAGCACAGCCCGTGCCTCCCCCACGGAATCACGACCGGCGTACTCTCATAGAAGCATCTACCCTCTGGCGCTATACGTGGGTATCTGAAATCGCTGAAAAACTTGAACTCCATGCCTGGTACCTCTCGTTCGTTGCGAGCTACATCCGAGTCTTCGCACAAAACTTTTCACGCAGCCCCATTAAGGGGCGAACTCAAGCGGGATATGCGTCCCGAAGAAAATGTTTGTCCCGGATGTAGCTCGCTGCTACCAGCAACCACTATAGTCGCTGAGTCGCCTCATGCTTCCGCCTTGCGAGTCGTAAAACCTGAACTCTTTTTTGGCGGTGCGTCCTGATGCCATCGTGATTTCGACCTGGACAGCGCCAATCCCGGTGACTGTCATCGTCGTGGCGGTGGTTGTGTTGCTGGTCGAACTAGTGGTGACGCCTTGGTCCTCGTACGTCACGCTTGATATGGTATCGCCAACTAAAAAGTTGGACCAATCGAAAATAATTTCGCGTTCGTCCTCCTCTCTCTTGGAGAACGACGTAACGCCGTCTGTATCCTCGAATGAGGTCGTGCGCACGACCGGCGCATGTGTTGTCGAACTACTACTCATCTCTGATTACCTCTGCGCGCTGGCGCGCTGTTTTGAAATCCATCTGGTCTATCTCGCCTAAGGATACGGTCTTCACGCTGCCTGCGCGCTTCGAGTCCACCAACCATTCGCAGCCATGTATATATAGGAAATACGTCGAGTCATCTACGACGCTCTCCCAGCCAGTATTACTCTTGCACCATTTCCAGGTACAGCTTGCTTCGGGTGTCGCTGTCATCTCGTTCTCCAAATCCAATACCTCGTGGCAGCATTCCCGACACGCCCTTGTGATACGTTTTCGATTTTATCGATCATCCTGAGTGCCGTCCCCCTGCTGATGTTAATTCTCAATACTATATCAGATATAGACCAAGGCCCGTCCCTCAGGAGCCTTTCGAGCTTCTTGCGCTTGGCAATCATTTCGGCCCTCATGACTTCCCCAGCAGCTCACGGGCTGCGGCTACATGGCCGCAATACATGCATTTGACTCTATCGGGCCGAATATGGATCCCCTCGCTACAATCCACAGCAGCGCCTCTTTCCTCCGCATCATTCTCCCGGGACTCATTGCAGTACTCGCAGCGGCCGCTGAACTCTGCGGCATGTTCGGCGCTAATGTCGCTATTGCACTCCACGCACTTATCGCAATCACTCATCGCTTTATCCTCTTTGCGTTGGTTCCTAGTACGCGCCCCAGCACGTGGGGCGCCCAGTGGCCCAGCGGAATATCGGCGCGCCACAGCGCAGCACACGCACATTTAGGCAGAAGATGCACCAGCCATGAGCGGGTCGCGTCCATTACAGTAGGTGTAATCATGACTCCTCCAGCAGCTTACGAGCTGCCTATATCCCCGCAGGAGACCTTCCAGGGGCCGGGCGTCGCATCCTCCAGTCGTTGAAGAAGCTCGTCTAGTATTTCGGGTGTAATGGTCATGCCTCACCTTCAGTTATCATCTTAAGTGGCGCCGAAGCGTTCAGTAACTTCACGTCATGGGGTGGCAGCCCAGTCGTGATCATTTTTGGTGCTGGGATCTCGAACCCCAAAGGCACGTTATTGAGTTCGTGCTGGCCCACTAAATGGGCACAAGATTCGACCGTCGCCCCGGACGCGCAGAGCTGGACATAAACCCTCTCAAATTCCTTCCGAGCCCAGACCGAAAAGTCATCCCCTGATTTCTGGCAGAGCTGACGCCAACCCCCTATATTCCGCACTGTAGCGTTGATTAGAGGGTCATCGAAGCAAACGCTCTCCCAGGCGCCGCAGGAGGCCGCTGAGCGGGCGCAGGCATGCCACGCATGTATGGCCCTACATTCCGGCTTAATTTCGCCTGACAGAGCTCTCAGCTCCACTGGGAAGGGGAAAAACTTGCGTTCCCTCCTGGCCCTGGTGCATGCGAGAGCGAAATCTTCGATTGAGAGGTCCTGCAGGGCGTCCCAGTAGCCCTCGAATGTTGGCTCGTCTAGGTCGCGACCGAGGGTCGCTGCGGTCATGCTCAAGACCGCTCTGAATTCTAGTAAATCTCCGCTATTCATTCCCCGTCTCCTGGCGTTCGAGTTCTGCTTGCTTTTTCGCCACCCATGCGGCGCCTGAATCGATAGTCGTTCGAGTCTTCCCCGTCAGAATCGTGCTGGTCGCCGGGTCCTCGGATTGCTCCAGGTACCCGATCCCTGAGACGACGTGTTGCTGGTCGCGGAGTATTAAGCCCAAGGCCTGGTGCTTGCGCCCGTCCCTGCTCTCGGGACTCAGCCCGCAGTGGAACCTCGACACGTGATAACCATCGATCGCCTGCACGAGATCTTTAACCGTGTGCCCGTCGGACAGCCGAGCTGCGATAAGCTTGTAATCCTTCGAGCCAGACTTGAGTCCTTGGGTGCATCTCGAATGATGAGACCGGTAATGGGACCAGACTTCCTGGACCCGTCCTGGAAGGGGATCCTTCACGCCGGGCGGAGCCAGGGCGACAGATATGCTTTCCTGTTCCTGTTCCTGTTCCTGTTCCTGTTCCTGTTCCTGTTCCTGTTCCTGTTCCTGTTCCTGAGTAGCAAGGGGCTTGCAAGGGGCTTGCAAGCGTCTTGCATCAAGGCCCAGGTTGATGGCGTGCTTATCGAAGAACTCCCCTAAAAACGGGTTGTTGGGCAAGTCCCTATAGCTGTTCCTGGCACCTTTGGATCTGTTGTTGTCATGCTTGAGGGGTGCTCCCCCGTCCAGCATCTGCCACGTCGCGGCGTTATGCACCCAGACATACCCTGAAGGGGCATCGAAGGAAGCAAGGCCGGTTCCACAGACCCTTGCAAGCCCCTTGGTAGCCCCTTCTAGGTCGAGCCCGGTGAAGTGCGCAAGGCTCGGGATCGCCAGGTAATAGAGACCCAACATGTTGGACTCAGGGCACGTCATCAGGTACATGGCGATCGCTATATCCCCGGGATTCAGGCTGTTCTGGCGCGCCCAAATCCAGAAATGAGGCGTGATCTTACAGTAGCCCCTCACCCGCTCACCTCACGCCCTTGAGCAGTCTAGCGACTGGCACGCCGAGAACGTCGGCAATCATCTCTAGCGTAGAGAATTGAACTGACTTCATCTTACCGGTTTCAAGCCAGCATACCGTGTTCTTATTGAGCCCGGCCTTATCGGCCAGCTCGGCCTGCGTTAGTCCGGATTTCTTCCGGAGCCGCAGAACATGGGTGCCGATCACTTTTGTGTTCTTTCGCATTTCTCAAGCCTAATACATATAGACCAATCACGCAAGATGAATATACATAGATGAATAAATGCCCTTGACTGCCGAGTCTTAATGTATCAATATCTATGCATGGCAACAACAGGGGGAGAAAGTCGTGGGTAATTCAGAGCTAGACGGCTACGGCTACGGCAGAGGCAGCGGATGCAGCTACGGCTACGGCGACGGCGGCTACGGCTACGGCTACCCCGGCGGCTACGGCGGCGGCGGCTACGGCTACGGCTACGGCAGCGGCTCCAGGTTCAAGATCGAATTCAGCGGCCAGTACGTGACCATAGGGTGCGAAACCATGCCGGCCGCCGAGTGGATGGGCGGTGCCGGCAT